GAACAAATGGTCTTATGAGGACAGAGTACTCAGACTTAAAATTATCGGGAACAAGATTAGGCTTGTCGCAAAAAAGATAAACAGATATTTCATTATTAAATTCTCTTATAGATTTGATACTATGATTAAGACGTTTAAATTCATGCTCATTAATATGATCATGTTGACTCATCTTATAAGAATAAAAGACAATATTTTCAGACTTCTGATTAGTCCTCCAACGAAGTTTATCTAATTTTTCACGATCTGTCATGCAGCAATTGCCTCCGACTCATTAGAATAATTCATCAATATTAATTCCTTTCTAGTCTTCTGATCTCTCATATACTCACCTACAGAACGCATTGTATATGTTAAATCAAACTCAGCAGCATTCCATCCCTTAAACCTATCTTTTACCAACTGGTCTGAATTATAACTGACCATCATAGGAATGTTATGAGCATCACAATCCTTAGCAAACTTATCATGGTCAAAGTTCTTATGCATAGAACCCTTCTTACCATATAAGTTGTCCTTAATATCATAAGGAGGATCTAGGTACATGAATATACCATCATGCATATTATTGGTCATTAGATACTCATAGGAGTACCCATTTATGTGCCAATTCGATATGATTTCTTGATACCCAGGTAACTTCTCAATTCCCCTAAGTGAAAAATTGCTGTTGAAAAACTAGAGCTTTCTGTGAGACCACTAAAACTGCACTTATTGACAATATAAAAAGCCACAGCACGGTCAAGGGGTGAACAATCGCTGCTACTAATGCGTTCCTTAGAACTAGTGAAAAGTACTCTCGCTGAATCTGGATCATTGTGTTTTAATTTAAGTTCCTTAAGTTCCTCACTTAATTCTACACCAAACATCTGGAGATTCATCCAAAAGTTTACAAGAGGTTCATAAAGATCATTAACAGTGATCTTTAAATGAGGATACTTCTTAGATATGTAGATTGCAACACTTCCTCCACCAAGAAAAGGTTCACGAAACTCAACATAATTTCTTAGATCAGGGAAATACTGATCCATCTTGGTAACTGCTCTAGACTTGCCTCCAGGATACCTTAGAGGAGTCTTCAATGCTTTACGAGGGTCTTTCATCAATATATTGGTGTAGGAGGGTCAGTAGGATGATACAAATTATCCTCATGATCATAATCTTTATTATGCCAATGTTCTCTAGGAGCCATCATAGGATGGCGACGAGGAATACCAAAATCTAAATGAATAGGAGCATCTAATACCTTTTCAAAGCTTTCTGCCATCCTACGGAAACCACCTCCTACAAATACTTGTCCAGCACATACTGCTACGGTACATGTCCCCCAGAAGATATAATACCACTGGGATTTAACTTGATGTCTTTTCTTTTCTTTGGTCATGATGAAGATTTCTCCTGTTTATTAGCGTGGGCTATAGAACCCTTATAAGGATTCTTAGTCCTGTTTAAAATAGTGATAAATTTATCTGCTACAAAGGTTCCTGCAACACATACTTCAATTTCATCCCCATCATCCCAAATAGGTGTACCATCTTTCTTTCTTGTATCAAGTGCCTTTTCTAAATCTGCAATAATCTGTTTGGTAATTTTCATGTCAACTCCTTAATTTTATCTCTCCAATACTCTCTATCTTCTTCAGAGATCCATGGATTGTGAGATTGAATCCAAGCATGTTGTAACCAATCCTTATCAGTCCAATCCTTTTTTGGTTCTTTAATGTAGTCCTGTAGACTCATTTGGATAATGGAGTTTGTTTAGCAAGTTCCTTATTTCTCTGATCTAAATTCCTATTGAAATTCCAATAGGAAAATTTAATATAGAGTCTGTAAGGTAAACAAAGAAGTCTCTGAGTGAACCATTCGAGATAAAGCAAAGAAAGGATAATGTACTTTTCAATCATTATTGGAACTTACATTCTACCATAATCTCAGTTAAACATGCAAGCAAATTTATTTCCTGATCGGCAACAAAGGCAATTTGATACTGGTACTTAGCAATAATAAGAACAGCAGCAGGAATGGAGCTAGGTACAAGGGAAGTTGAAAGAGAGTCGTAAATACGACGCAAAAGTACAGTAGGATCATTGTCCAAATTATTGACACACCATTTACGTACTTCCTTAAAGTCCTTCTCTTTGAGGTTTTTAATGAGATCATTTACTTTTACATCACTAAAGTGGGCAAGTATACCACTATCTATCTTCCCACTGACAGAATATCTTTGACATTCATTTAAGACTCTTCTCCAGTCTGGGAAGTGTTTGTTGATGAGTTCAGCGAGTACTTTCTTATCAGCTTCAATCCGCTCATCGTCCAAGATGGATACAAGTCTACTGAAAAATTGGGCTGCAATTTCTTGCTTCTGTTTACCTTTGATGCCAAACTCGACCACAGCACACCTGGAGTGGAGCGGTTCGATGATTTTATTTTTATAATTGCAGGTGAATATGAATCTACAATTTTTGGAGAATTCTTCAATGGATGCCCGTAAGAGCAACTGTACATCTGGCGTGGTGTTATCTGCCTCGTCAATGATAATAACTTTATGTTTCGCTTCCGATGAAAGTGATACCGTGGATGCGAAGTTTTTAGCGTTATTACGGACGGTATCGAGGAATCGTCCTTCGTCTGATCCGTTAATGACATAAACATCTACTCCTAACTCGGCACAAAGTGCTTTTGCTACTGTTGTCTTACCGCATCCTGCAGGACCAGAAAGAAGTAAATTAGGCACTTCACCCTTATTTAGAAAATCTCTAAAGGTTTTCTTTATATTCTCCGGGAGAATACAATCTTTAATTGTCTTTGGTCGATACTTTTCAACCCAAAGAAATTCATCCCTCATAATTTCTCAATCTCACATAGTATGGTGCAAGAGAAGAACTGCTGAAGTTTGGATCAGGCATAATACCTCTCTCTAAATTTAATTCTTGGAGAAAACCCCAAGTTTTTCGTTCATCATCCCACTGCAATATATTCACATATTCTATCCCATCATTTAACAATTGTACAGCAGCATCTTGTGCAGAAGTCCAATCATCAAATTCTTTACCGCCTACTTGATACATTAGATAAAATTACTGTTTATAACTATACGATGAGAAACATCTCTTGCACATGTACCAGTATGGATTTGATCACCATCAAACAATATTAATCTATTCTCTTTGGCCTCCACTTCCTCTAAAACAGTTAATTTCATCTTTGGAACAAATTTTATATCATCATCAATATCTTCCACATATTGAGATACTCCTTTTGATTTTTCATTATAAACAATTGTTGGTGCATCACAATCAGTTAAATGAAATACTGTAGTAGTGTCCTTACCCTCTAAATCTATATGAGGACCAAAGATGACTTCATCCTCACCTCTGTAAGTTGTCATATCTAATCTACACCTAACACACTTTGTATATCCAAATTCATCCTTTATTTTTTGATGGAAAGCATAAACTAATCCAGTACAAGGAAGTCTTTCATACACATAGGGTGCTTCATACTTTACAACATTACAACTAAACCCATAATGTTTTCTTTTATCTACTTGGGATACATTAACAAGTTCATGATCTATCTTATTATAGGGACTCCATGATTGCTTCTCGGAATCAATAAATTCCTTGAGAGCATCATACTGTCTTTGTGGTAAGAAATCATCAACTACTTTATACATATCAGTAGAAATATTAGAAAAGTAATACCATATCTGTTTGGGAGAAGCAACAGCTTCTTTTAATGCTACAAATAATTCTTGTGGAAGAAAATTATCTATTACATGCATTATCCAAATGTGGAATCAGGTTCTAATGCTATGTAGTAAGTTAGATCATAATTCTTGGCACTAAATCTAGATAAAAGCTTTTGTGATACAACCACTTCATAAGTCCCTGGAAGGATCTTAATATTTTCTACCTTAAAGTTAAAGGAAAACTCAGATTCAGTATCGCCAACAGCAATAGAAAAACTATTGGAAGTATCATTCTTCTTATCACGTACAAGAAGTTTTACTGCTCCATTTTCACCAACCACCGACAAATCAGGAAGTTGATAAATTGCTGCTGCCTTAAGCAACTTATCCAATTGATCCGTACTTAGTTCAAATGTAACATCCTCACTAGGGAGTTCAATTGGTTTATCGGGTGGAGTAATAATTACATTTGGATCAGCAAAGAAATACTTAGAACGCATCTTTCCTTCTTTGATAACCACATGATTATCATTCTGAAAATCTAACTCAGGACTTTGATGAAGACCCATTCCATTAAGAAACTGTCCTAAATCGTAAATGCCAAAGTCTTGAGGTAACTCTTCAGAAATAGTTGCCTCTGCAAGAATATTCTTCATCACACTAATCGTGCGAAGTTTAGTTCCTTTCTTAAAAAGAATAGACTGATTAATAGTTGAAAAGTTTTTAAGAAGTGAAAGAGTTGAATCAGAAAGTTTCATAACGAGTGTTAGTGTAATCAGGTTCTTGAGTGTTGCCGCTGAAGTAATAAAGGAGTAGACAATAATGCATTGCCTTTAGTATATCATTCTTTGCTGATCCCTTCTTATCATAACGGCTCAAATACTTAAGTGCATTAGAACGACAAAATGATTCTGCATCACCTACTGAATGAATAAGATCGAGTGTCTGAACATCAGAGTTCTTATTAGTATAATGTCCCTGATAAGTAGAAGCAACATAAGATTTAAGATCTGCAATACCTTTATCTTCTTGATACTTCTGATTTGATCCATCCTTTAAATTTGGTTTAGGTTTTGTATCTGTTGGTGGAAAATGGTATGCATAAACATCATTTACAGCACCTATTGTTGGATAAGGATCATCTCCAAAGTCATAATGATAAGCAGTACCAGCAGCACCACTAAAACTGATATGATCCTCACCCATTGCACCGGGAAGAACAGATCCTAAATTTATTGTATCTGCTGCCATAAAATTTCCAGTTTGTGAGCGATCTGCACTTACAATGTCCTCATCACCTCCTAAAATTACTATATCATCTTTAAATTTCTCACTCATAATAGGATACTCCTTATCCATGTCACCATAAAGTTCTTCATAAGCTAACCACCATGCCATAATTTGTTTCCTCTATTATATCAGGCAGAGAGTTCAACGTCAACATCAACTTTATTATACATCTCTAAAAAAGATGAAAATGACATAGATCCCTCCACAGATTCTTGTATTTGCTTCTCCCAAT